CAGAGAACGCGCCTTTCAGGAATTCAGTACTAAAACCAGTAACCGACTCCGTTACGCCCTGTAACGAACGCAACATTTCACTGTTGATATTCACGAGTTCGCTAGTCGCACCCGCTACGATATCAAGTGACGTGACAAGTGAATTAGCCTTTTCGTCAATACTGCCAAGCACATCGCCCGTACCTTGCTGACCCTGCCTCTCCTTGAATACATTCGGACCGATATCTTCTGTCCCTAACGCACCCAACGCACCACCAACTAGGCCACCAATAACACCGCCTATGGGGCCAGCGAATGAACCAAGACCGGACAGTAGAGACTCCATGCCAGTAGCCACGGTGTTACCGATAGCATCTGCCATCGTCCCACCGATCTCTCGACCAACACCATCCCAATCACCGGATATGATAGCGTCCTGAAGGGAGTCGCCTATACCATCCACACCTTCCATGAAATGATCGAAGAATCCGTCGGTTTTCTTCTTACCCGTCTCATCAAGTGTGTCGTTAAGTGCTTCCAATAATTCATCAAGTTTTTCAGTAGAGATGCCAAGTAACTGTTGATTATCGATGAGGAACTTTTGCTGTTGTGCAACAGCCCTAAACTTAGCACCTAACGGATCAAGTTTATCAATGATTCCTTGATAGGTTTTCTTAGTCTTTTCATATTCAGCACGTAGACGCATGACTTCATTGATGAAAGCTTTGTCGTCTTTAATCGCTTGCTTCTGTGCTGCTGCTGCGTCTTTATATGCTTGTATCTGGTCGAATAATATACCTATTCTAATCAGATCGATTTGATTGGCCCCCATCTTACGAGCCTTTTCAAGTTCTATCGCTTTCTCAGACTTACCAAGCGTATCAACTTGAAACTCTAAAGCTTCGACATAGGAATTGACTGCTTCGATACTCTTATCAACGTCGTTTTGATCACCAAATAAACCTATAGGTTTCTCTAACTCAGCTTTTTGCTCTCTGAGAACGCGTAATACTTCATATAGTTTGTTTAATTCACTCTCTTTGACTAAGGCGATATTAGGAGTCTTCTCGATTTCATCTTCGATCTGTTTAATCACGAGAAGAGTTTCGTTGATCTGTGATCTAAGTCCACTGATTTTAACGCTGTTCAAGTTATCAACAACTGGCTTTATTCGATCATCGAATGTTTCGACTTTCTTATTTAACTTCTCAGTTTCATCAGCAGCATCACCTAACGCATTAACAAGCGTACCACCAACCGCAGCGGCAACAGCAATCACAGCACCTACAACCGCGCCACCAGGCCCAAACGCAGCGGCAATTTGTGAACCTTGTTGGCCGAAGATGATCATTGCGTCAGTGCCCATCTGCATCTGAACCGCAACGTCTTGAACCTGATGACCAAGATTACCCATTGCACCACGGAGGCCACGGAATGATTTACCTGTCATTTTGACTTGTTGGGTGAGTAATTCGTGACGCTTGGTTAACTGAGCGGTTATCTCAGTTGCTTGCTTCATGGATATGCGACCAGCGTCTTGCTCGGCTTTAATGACTTTCAAACCGTGTGCAAATCTTCGCTGGACAGCGAATAGGGGGTCAAGTGTACCCTTGAGGTCTTTGAATTCATCGGTTAGGGCATCTGTTGCCTTCTGAGCCTTATGTCCTTCAGACTGTAAGGCTTTCAGCTCAATGCCAGCACGTTTCAGGTCGGTACTATCGACCTTTATACCTAATACAACGGTTTCATCTGCCATTGAGCAAGCCTCTTATCTTACTATCTGCGACCTTTCTCACAGGGGTCAATTCGTCTTCATCGTCCGGTTTATAGGGTGCTGGTGTCATCGGGTCTTTGAATTCGTTAAGACAACTACAATACGTCTTAGATAACTCAATGATGAACCTTGCTTCCCACGTCTCCAAACAAGTATGAGTCATATTCACCCATGATTCAATGTCCCGCCACTCCAAAGCGGTGTGACCGTGAAAACCAGCCTTAGCAATTCCCAACTCATTCACATAAGTTATAATGTGCGTGAACTGGGCAACCTCTGGAAACTTAGGTTTATAACCAACATCTTTATAGATTTCCTGCCTGGTCTTACGGTCTTTATTCCCGTTCTTATCATCTGGCACAGCATGAAGCCATGCCAGTTGACGGAAATAAACTATCAGTGGTGCTTTGGAGTCTGTAAAAAATTTTCCAGATTCGTGATCTCAGTGTCCACCTGTTCACGTATCCAAAACGCATTTTCCAAGCATCCGACGATGTCATTAGGATCAAGGAATTTACCTTCCGCGTATTCAATATCGAGGTTGTTGAACTGTTTAATACAACAAGCCAGCAACTCATTGCCTTGACGCTTTGTTTCTTCACTGGTCAACTCTTTACCTGTACGCTTCTTGAACATATCATTCACAGCATTCTTGTACGTACTAGTGTGTTTACCGTAAATTTCCACGGTCATCGGTTTACCCTTGGCATTCTCCAATGGTTCACCAGTGGTTGGATGCTTCAATTGAATAGCATTGGTTTCGTCAAATATAATCTTCATGGTAATAGACCTCTCTATCAGCAAGGTTAAGATGATCGGCAGGAGATGAAGAGTCTCTTTTCAGCCAGTACCAGCCTAGCCGATCAAACGGGGAAATTAAGCCACGGAATCGATATCGATAATAGCAGCGGTTGTCTCAGTGTGACCAGTAGGTACACTGATGGTCACGGTGTCGCCAGCAACATAACCAGAACCAGACTTACTAATGTAAACCGCTGTTACGGTTGTACCATCAGTGGTGACGACGAATTCAGCGCCTGTACCAGTACCAGACGTAGACGCCTGAGTAACAGTGTAATCACCAGCAGTACCACCAGTATAAGCACCCGCAGTATTAATGCTTGAAGTCAACGCACCAGTGTCCAACACGTCAAGCGTATCAAGACTCAAGACTAGCGTGCCATTCGCGAAAATGATGCTGTCAATCGTACCAATGGCAGTTGAATAACCGTTGACCATCGCCTGGAAAAACAAGATATCACCATTTTGCAGCGTGATACGCATTGCGTAATAGTTGTCACTGTCATTCGCTTCCTGAAGTAACTGTTGACCAGCATCAGTAATATCACGACCAACACTGAATGAACGCTCACCTTGAGTGTACGAACCTTTTCGACGCTGTACCTCTCGCTCACCTAACGGGGAGTAATCAACGATATTAAAGCTTTTACCAGCTTCACCAAGGTCAACCACTTCCGCAACATCGGTGTAACTCAATGCAGCGAACGCATCAATGGTATGGGCGGTAGGCAATGTCGCACTAATCGCAAGTTGCGCCCCTGCCGCTGTAATCACATTTGAATTTGCAGACATTAGACCTGCCTCCTATGTAAAGTTTCTATAACGAATCGTAACTGGCGTGATCTGCCAGTTGTCTTCATAAAATGATCGTCCGATACTTCCAGACCGATCAATACACACATTGTCAAGTTGTAGGTTGCGGGGGAACCCTTGAAGGATCGTCTCAGCAATATCCAATGCTAAAATTTCACCTGAACCCTTCTTAACAAATATCGAAATCTGGAATATTCCAGACTCCTTGTCCGTAGTCCGAAGACCAACGGGCATTGTGTCACTTGGTATAACGTAAGGTACTATGTGATCAACCGTAGGAATGTCACCGCTACCAATGTTAGGGTAATGAATTACCGGAAGACCAGTGAGAGTCTTCAAATGATCCAGTAACGATATTTTTATGTCATTTAGACTCATTGAAAGCAATCCTAAAAATATCTTTGAAGATGTTCACATTGGTTCGCACCATCGCATACGGGCCTGGGCCATTTATTGGCCAACCTAAATATTCTGCTCTCATCGCATGTGGTGCGGGATTAGCGAACCATGCGACTTGACCAGTCGCTTCGTCTGCCACCTTCTGAACACTACCGAGTGATGTACCACCACTGGTGTTAGGTTCTCTCGGCGTCAAACCCTGTGGGATCATGTTACCGATACCAGCGTACCAACTGTTCACAAGGGTTCCAGGGACGTAATTAGGTTTATAGTCCTGAACGCTTTCAACTTTACCGTCTTCAACGGCTTTATTAGCACTGTACCACTCAGTTTTATTACCAACTGGTGTATCGTCAATGATTCGAGTACACAAGTCCGTGAAACCTCTGCTCACAGTTTTACGCAACTTACTGTCAATGTTATTCGTTGCTCGTTGCATATCTTCGCTGAAACCCATTACGCCCTGCCCTGTGCGACATACATTAGCACCTCAGATTGTGGCCCAACTTCTTCCAGTGCAACTAAACGATACTCAACACCGTCATCGATAATTAACCCGTCCTTATCAATCGCGACATCACTTGCGATAGCAATTTTTCTGTCACCGGATTGAATAATGCTATCCCCTCGTTCCACACGACTATAATTAAATATCGCAGCTTTCACGGTGATATCAACGGGTGTCCTGACAGGGTTATAATCGGTTCCAGTATTGACATACTCACGATAGGTCACATCTCTACCAATGCGATTGATCAATGACTTAATATGAGTGCTGAAACCTTGTAACGCCATTATATCGATCCCAAACCGTGGAACGAGGGAGGCTGCTTGTCCAGGTTAGCGAGGCATCCACCAGACAACATATTAGCAGTCTCCCCAAACGGGGTCGAGAGTAAACCAGTACCACCTTTGGACACAATATACTCAACTTCATACTCATTGAGAAGCATCTCGCGTTTCAGTGGTGCACTATCTTTCCCGACATTGGACGACACGAGTAAATGTGCAGCAAGATATGTCTGAATCTGATCTTTACAGTCGTCACTGAATTCAACAATGCACGTCGCGATCTGTTCCATCATGCAACCCGCCGCTTTAATGAACGGTGTTATACTGGAATCTTCAACCGCGCTACCTGTGATCCCTCGAATGTCGCCTGGGGTAACTGTCATAAATCACCTATGCCGCTATGAATTCCGCTGTCCTGCACTCTATCCTGCCTTCAGCGGAAGTTATTTCACATTCTATCTCGCCGTATGTGCCAGTAATCCAATATGTGATGATCTTATCGGCTTCCGAATCAGCTTCAATCACTAAATCACCTGACAAAACGGTCAATGTGTAACTGGATATACTATCGCTCGCTGGCAACCACACATTCCACTTGAAAGTATAGTCCAAACGAGAACAATCACTTTTGTAGTACGTGCGGTCAGCCATGTTACACGCTCGCAGCCGTTAAATTAACGGTAACTTGTAGAACGTCGGTGTTATCCAACCCTTTATTTCCCGCACTGAATGCGGCTGCACCATAAAGTGTTCCGGTTGTACCACCTTTAGTGTTGTCAGTCACAGTGAATGCGCCGCCAAGGGTTGTACTGTCAGCATTAATGGTGAACACTGCTTTAGACGCTGAATTACTCACTGCCTGACCCGATACGGAACCAAGCGTCAACGTCTGTCTGTTCGCTTCGGAGTAAGCTGTCACCTCAGTCCAACCAGCGTGTGACGCCATCGTGTCACCAGCAGCAACAGTAGGTGTGCCGCTCATGAGACCCACGTAATGCGCGGCGGTATAAGCCGAACCTTTGAAATATTTATCCAACACATCGTCAAGACCAACATTGACCACAGTGTTGTTAATCTCTTCTTCCCACTTCAACACGCCTTGCTCGACACGTTCTTCTGGTGTCAAAGACATCCAATCATCCACACTCATATCGTCCGGTCTACGGAAACACTGGAAACTATATTTAGAAGTCAATCCAATATTTTCAGCGATATTCATCATTTTACCTCGTAATCTCTGTTCTCAGCTAAAATCAAAAAGTCGCGGTTATCGACTTCTATTGCATACGATCTTTCATCAGGTGTAACAATTCCAATTATAATAGAACTTGCTGTGGTAGTCACTGAAGTAACAGCGGATATAGTAATCGATGCTTCAGCGAGTGCTTTTGCTGCGACTTGTAACGCAACTTGGAAACCTAAATCACAGGTTCCATAAGTGTTCGCGTTAGCCGAGACTTCCTGCGCCAACTCACTCGATAAAGTGATTGAACCATTCATTGTGACTTTAATCACAGGGGTCATCGACAACCCAATACCCATCGACGTTGACACATCGACAGTCAAACCAGCAGTCGATACAGTATAACCATTATTCTGCGAGAACGTCACCTGTGCTACGGCCTGTGCTATTGCCGACACACTTTGTTCGAGAGATAAATCTAATGGTAACGACACTTGCGCATTCGCTTGACCACTGGAACTATAACCCATCTGATTAGAAAGCGTTACATCAGTATCCACAGTTGCTATGGCATTATTACTCAGCGCTAATTGCATTGCTAAATTGGATATACCATTTGCGGTTCCCTGACCACTATCAGAGACACCCACTTCCTGTGCAAGCGTTATTGAACCGTTTGCGGTGGCTTGACCACTATCAGAAACACCCACTTCCTGCGCAAGCGTTATTGAACCGTTCGCCGTTGCTTGACCTGAACTAGTTTGACCGACTGATAAACCCATACCCACAGTAACATCTACAACGGTGCCACCCGCCGCAGTGAAATAAAACATCGGTTCCACTGGCTTTAGGATTTGGTAGGGGTCACGGTATAAATCTCTTAACTCTCCCTCGCTCTTGCCGTCTGCAAAAACATAAGCGTAGTAAATATTGCCGCCAAACTGATTAGAGATCGTACCGCCTGAGTTGTGAGCTGCCGCTATTGTTAACGACTCACCATTAAAATCTCCAATATTTCCAGTAGTGTCTGCTACGCTACCAGAGACATAGTTAACGTCACTCTCCATGTAAACGCTGAGATCACCGCCGCCACGGACTAACGAATACTGATAAAATCTTCCGAGCTGAATCGCATAAGCAAGATTTATTTGCGATTTTGACGTGTCGTCATCTATTTGCGCTATAACTAGCGTGTTGGTCACAGCGAGGTCGTATCGCTTACCGCCGCTGCCATGCCGCCCCCTCGAAATTAACGACTCACCCAATGTACTAGGACTACTAGTTGCCACGGCGCCGACTACCAATGTCAGCGGAGCATTACCTATTTTAGTATGCTCTTCGCTATCGCCTATAAGATATTCATCTACACCGTTGAATCCGAGGTGTTGCCCTTTTTCATCAGCTAATACGTCAGGCGTACCATTTGTTGATAGAACGGTATTTCTTGTAACGTCAACGACACGACCGCTGCTATAGATATACGCTGCCCTAAGCCCCCTCGTCAAAGGATTAGACCAATCAATCTCAACCGGCCCTGATGGTTTAACGCCTGGCCTTGCGAAGTCTGGGTGGTAGTTTTTTGGTAGTGGCAAAAACGCCATATTAGCTCACCGTATACGCTACTGAGTCACCGTCCGCGCCAGAGGCAGGGATTGTTTGTCCTGAGTTGTTTACTACTACAAAGCCTAAATATGCCGCCTTAGAAATTGATGGGATATGAATATGAAATTCAGCCTGCGTTCTGTTCGATGCGTTATACGTCGCATCAGCACTGTATAACCACGTAGCATCTTTAATCTTACCAGCAACATCCCCAGTCTCAGTCGTTGGGTCAATACCGTCTGTCCACTCAGTGCCATCTTGTGATTCGACAAGGTATAAGTCATATGTACCACCAGTAGCGGAACTATTGATCGGTATTATCAGGTGAATATTATGACCGTGTGCGCCAGCAGACGAGTTGTCGATCTCACCAAACGTCTTAGCCTGAGTGTTCGTTGACGAATGTAACCGAGATATATTAGCTAGAGCGGTTCTAGTACCATAAGAAATAGCCATTATCTCACCTCCACTACATCACATTCGCGGATATTAGCGAACGGTTTAACGGTCTTCTGTCCGATTGATTTGATCGCATCAGCTTCAGGTTGTATCAGCACACCACCAGCGACAAAAGCGTCAAGCATTGTGTTCTGCGCTGAACCGCTGAAATCAATCCCGTCACGGGTTTGCAACGTGACTAACGTAGCGTCAGCGGCGTCCTGCAACGGGTGACCATCGGTAGAAGCGATGGTTCTCAGTGCGCCCAACTTACCAATACTAGCAATGTAAGACAGTACGTAACCACTCTGCGCCAACCCTTCAACCACTTCTTCATGTGATCTCACCTGAGCGGTTAAGTCCGTTAGACTTTGACCAACATCAAGCGATACAACTAATTCTTGTAAGGTCATTTCATCAACCCCTGTAAAAACTGCCCGTCAGACTTCATGTCAACGGGCAAACACTAGCCTACTCTTTAGTAGCTTCTTTGATCGGCGCGACCATGCCACGCTCAATCATTTTCTCAGCTTGCTTGGCAGATAAAGTCAGTGCCTTACCCTTCGGGTTCAACTCTGGTTTACCGTCACCACCAGCAAGATACAAACTTTCATGCGTGACCACATGGGTCGGTTTCTTTTGTGCAGCCATGATGCTAGCCTCCTGATTACGTCAATTCTTGAGCGAACAAAGCACACTTGTTGCCTGAGTAATCAGAACGTACCTCAAAGCCTATCGCACCCCATACGGCAAAGTCGTAATTAGAGTTATAAACAGGTCTAGGCATTGCAACGGTATTCACAGCCATACCAACAACCGGACGAACTAGATTGTCAGACAACGGAATTGCCATGAACTCATTACCGGACAGCTTGGAACTGATCTTAATAGCAGCTACGCCATTCAACTGAGCAAGACGGTTTGTGATCTTCTCAGAAGAGTAAGACTCAGAACTGTTACGCTCGAAGTTAGACGCCATCTCGCGAGAGATGTAGTAAGTCGCTTCTTTCTCACACTTGTTAGTGATCCAAAGAACATCACGAACTTGCTTGAACGCAGCTTCAATAGCAGCATAAGTTTGCGCAGTATCAGTGAAGTCAAAGTTAACACCGGATGCACCAATATCAACCTGTGCAACACGCGAGTCGTTACGCATACCTGCCCAACTAATGCTATCGATAGTGATCAACTCACCTTTAGCGTCACGATGACCGTCAAGGAACTGATCAATCACATGGCGTCTGATGGAAGCCACGCATTCACGCTGGTCATCAATCAATGCGTCAAAACCTTCAGAGGTTTGAGCGTTCCACTCACGCCAGTTACGACCAAAACCAGTGTCGTGAATCGGAATGATCGACCCATCATAATTGAATTCAGTCTGATCCATTTTCACGCCAATCTGTCCGGTCATGCTCGTTTGAACAGTACCAGCATCTGACGCTCTACGGAACTTATGAACCAACTTACCAATGCTCACAGAACGAGACAGAGGTAACAAATCATTCAGGATGGTATCGCCATCATCTGATCTGAAACGCTGTACTGTCACGTTATCGAACTCTTGATAAACGTCTTGAGGGATCAAACCCTCGTTACCAACGAAACCAGCTTGACGCAATACTTGTGCGTGAGCCTGTTCGTTGAACATGTAACCGTCTCGCGCACGGATGACTTCTTGCCATTGTTCACGTGCTGATCGGCTATTACCAACAATTGCTTCTTGGAAAATCATTTCAACTCACTCCTTATGCTACACGTACACGTACAAACGTGGTGCCTGACGTAGTAACTGCTTCATCAGCGTAACACACGATTTCTTCACTACCGTCAGTTGCGGCCTTCTTCAAAAAACCAGCACCGTTACGAGACATCGCGTCACCCTCAACCAACGTCTGACCAGTTGCAACCAATACGTTCGCAAACTCGCCAGAACGCAATGCGATACCTACCATGTTCTCGTTCTGAGTCCACGCTGTATCGACTGATTTAGTACGCTGTTGGTCTTTATCAGCAACAATAAACTGTTGACCGAATACAGTTGCAGCCACATCGCTAGTATCCAGACCTGCCGAGGTCTGTTTCAACACTGTACCAGGCAAAATAGCTGCACCGACGGCTTTACCTTCGATGTTCAAAGGCTTGTGGTTCGAACCGTCAGCAGGACCGACGAAAATAACTCTTTTACCGATTGTAGACATTGCTCAATCCTCCATTACTTAGGCATTTCAGCAGGTGCTTTAAACGCAGCATTTGCGTCAGCATCACCAGCATGATTGACCAATGGAATACCATAAGCCTGGTTACAGTTACCCGCCATCTCTTTCAGTTTTTCAACCGGAAGCATCTTGGCGCTGTCTGCGTCCAAACCAACGTATTTACCGCTGTTCACGATTACATCAACATACTGTTGTTTCTCGCTCTCAGCATTGGCGTTAAGTTGAGTTTTCAAACTAGCCACTTCGTCAGACAACGGCTTAACGGCATTAGCGACGATTTCAGCCAAATCGTCACTTTTAGCGCCTGCATCGTCGCCTTTCGATTGGTTAGCTTGAAGTTTGTTGTATTCAGCAAGCAACTGAGTATCGTCAAGACCTTCAGTCTTAACACCAGCTTCAGCCAATGCGTTGAGTAACAACTCTTTCATAGCATCACCTTCGTTTTCACTATTTACTTTCGGGGTATATGTCACAGTCTTATCTACAGAGATAGGAATGCCGACAATTCTTGCTTGATCCCCTTCCAAACGGAAGGGAACCGTGTAAAATCCTGCGTTGGTTTCGAATATACATTGATCACCTTTTAAATCAACTATGATGATCCATTCTGCTCCAACTGTTTCATTTAATTGCTTCGTTAACTGCTCATAAACCGCATTAACTGACGGTGCTGGTTCAGGTTCGACCACCTCAACCTGCTCAATCTCGACCTTATCACCTTCGGCGTTTACAGCCATACCCACGCCTTGGTGTGGTTGCGCAGCACCTACGCTATCTAACAGTATAGCATCATGGTCAAACACCATATTTCGCGCTATCCAATCATATTTCTCGCCAGCTTCATTCGTCTGGATGCCATCGGTTGGTTCGATTTCAAGCCACACGCCTGTACTGGTGTGAATCGGACGTGGGTCATCGTTCGTTTCTAACTCGTTGATGCGATCAAGTAACCGCTTACCGCGATCAGATTTCAATGCTTCTTGCACATTGATATGCTTCTCAATATGTACTCGTCCATCCTCACGCTTAACATTGACATTAAAAGCGCCAGCATGGAAATTATGAATAGCCATAGGGTCGGAAGCACTAATGAAATTACCATCTTCGTCTTTAGGGTGTTCAATCGGTGCCAAGGTTCTTTCAAGCGTCTTATAGGACTTCTCGATCTCATCACCAGGATACATCCCGCCGTTCATAATCACATTGTCAGGCAGCGTGTAGCTGGACACGATGATATGCTCAACACCGTTAATAGATTCTCGTCTAACAGCGTTCTTCTTCACCGCTGAAGAACACAGGACTAACTTACGCTTCTTCATTTCTCGCATCCTTAAATCGTTCGCGTTGCTTGGCGTCTGCGATCTGACCATTTTCGTCGAACACTACCGTTCTGACACTACAGTAGCACGCTATTCGGTTCGCACCAGTATTCCACCATTTGCGCTGTTGTTGAACAGTGTACACCTTTTTATGTCGCGCTGCATGGTGTCGCCTGGTGGTCGGTATCAACGCACTTAAATGTACTACGCCCATGTCCACGCCTGACTGTGCGGCTAACTGCTCTACCGTATTCAATCGAGCGTCAGTGTACGCCCTATTCGTTTCAGTTCTGGCAATGCGTTTAGCGTTACTTTCCGAAACATCAAACCGTTCCTTAATGTTACGTTTTATCTCGCTCGGCGTTAACGCGCCCTTCATTCCGTCATTGATCACCTGGAACACTGACTTAGCCGTGTCTTGACCAAGTGTCTTAATCAAACCGTAATTAACCGCTTGCGTGTTTCTCAATCCTCTCAAATACTGAGGACTGAATAATATCGGTTGTACTGTCACAGGTTCCTTAACCACTCGGTTAAATTCCGTAATTTCATCCAGTACACCTTGACGCCACGGTATCTCTATCTGCGCCTTGAACCACCAATCAAGCGGTATCGTCTGTGCTTGTGTACCGAGCTCGCCCTGTAGAATGTCCAGTATGGTTAACCACAGGAAATCAACGTCGTACCTGTAACTGTAAAACCTCTCACGTGCGTTCACCGCTGTTACGGGTATCACGTTAAATTCTCGCAACACTCGCTGTTGTGCGGTTCTCAGACGCTTACGTAGTCGTGCAGTGATATTACGCACGTTACCACGCTGTCCGTTTGGATCAGCTTTCGTCTTCTGACCCATCTAATTCATCGTCCATTAAATCAGGTTCTTCATCCGGCAAATCTTCACCTTTGAAACCGGCTTGTACACGGATTTCCTCGGCACCGAACACCATTGAGCCACCCGATTGATAATTTTCACGGTTAATATCAGCCATTTTACGCGCATTCTCCAGCTTCTCAGTCTTGGACAATGCCATCAGATCATCCCAGTAGATTTCGTACTCACTGGACGGTAATACGCCATACTGGATCAGCCAATCAATGACATCCATCACTAATTCACTGATAAAGTTTCCTCTACGGGAATTAACCATGCTTAAAAATGATCGGGAATCTTCGTTACTGGCTAGTCGTCCAGTCTGTTGACCTATGAGAATCGTGGAAGGAATGTTCACAGCAGCGGCAATATCATTCAATGCCGACATAAAGAACTGTTCGGGATTAATCATGCTCGATTGCAACACTTTCGGGTCTAACCCTGGTGTCCACAGTCCTCGGCGCGATCTATCTTTCTGGAACTCGTCGTACTTGTCGTTGAACTTATCCAACAATTCTTTATTCACGTTCGCACTGGCAATATCTTTCAACTCAAACACAATGGTTTGCGATGCGTTCTTATAGAATCCTTCACCGCCAGCGCCAATGATCTTACGCAAGTCCATGAGCGAGTTATAGGCCGCTTCAAGCACTGGCGTACCGTAAATTGACCCATCGTCAGCCCCTTCACCCGCCATGATCAAGCGTGAGGGGTGAATGCTGAAGCTGTTATTGTCTTTCTCGTTGCGGTTGCCAGTGCTACCACTGTTAAACTGGTACATCGTCGGTTGACCGTACGTCTCTGACATCGGGTCTTGATCCGTTTCAAGCACCTGCAACTGACCTTCATACAGCGGAATCATCTGGACAACTGAACCAACACCTGCCAGCTTACCAGCTATCGGTTTGTGTGGTGGCTTACCGTCTCGCACACGCATGAACAAACCTGCATAACGACCCACGCGCTGCCTGGTGTCCAGACCTTTCACACGATGCCACAGGTTCGTTTCTTTGACCAACCGTTCCAACTCATTATTAAACTGTTCGGAACCTTCAACAACAGGAGGTGTCATCCATGACGCATCGACGGGGAGATCAATGATATTTTTAGCCACACCGAAACGGCGGTACATATTCCAGAAATGGGAAAATTGGAGCGATTGTGGATAACCGAAGTCAAGATACACGTTGTGCATCGTATCAGCGTAATCGTAACCACCGCTAATAGCAGACGCAATACGAGAACGGATGGTGTCATCAGATGCGTTCGCGCTCAATCGAATTCTAGGCTTATCCATCATGTTATCACAGTGATCGCAGGGTATTACTGCGAATCATAGCATGGTGGTTCGAGATTGCAAACTATTAGCTGTTGACGGGCTGGTTAACATGGGATAATATTCAGGTGGTACTTACTTAACCCAAGGAGCATAACTAATGCAATCATTACCATCACAATTACTTCCATATCTTCACATTCTGTCTGATAAACAGCGATTACTACTGAACGATGTTTACGGTGGTACAACACCGATACCTGTGGTAGACGCATGGCGAAAAAATGATCGTGGGTATGCCCACCGTGAAAACTTCCAGCGTGCGGTTCGTCAGGCACTTAATAAACTCAATGCACAATATAAGGCGAACAGATAATGAAACACTTACTTGCACTCACTCTGATACTCGCTGCCGGTGCTGCATCGGCTGACGAATACTGTACACAATATCACGACCTAGCAAAGAAGGTTATTGAAATGCGTTACAAGGGTGCTTCAATGATTAAAATGATTGATGCTGCCGATGACAATAAACTGTTCAAGCAACTCATTATGACCGCTTATCGAGAACCTAAGTATCGAGTCGAAGCGAATCAACGTGAACACATTGCAGAGTTTGCTAATGAGCAATATTTACTATGCGTGGAGGTACGGGGGTAATGAAGCGCGATAAACTACTCGAACTCACAGTGGGTGCGACTGTAGCCGTGGTACTTGCATGGTTCACGGCATCTGCCGTGGACGCTTCCGAACCTGGCATCACGGTCAACCGTGTTTACGACGGGGATACGTTCTACGCTGATATCCTTGGTTGGCCGGACATTATCGGTCAGGATATCGGTATCAGAATTAACGGTATCGACACACCGGAAATCCGTGGAGCGCGTTGCTTACGCGAATCTCAACTCGCAGCAACAGCCAAACACTATGTATCCACGCATCTGATGTCCGGTAACCAGGTTGAACTACGTAACATGCAACGTGGTAAGTATTTCCGTATCGTGGCTGACGTTTACGTGGGCGGTGTATCGGTGGCAGACTTACTCATTCGACAAGGACTTGCGGTCCCTTACGATGGAGGTACGAAGACGCATGACTGGTGTGAGTAAAACCTGTACGTCCTGTGGGGACGTGCTATCTCCCCACCATTTCTATCGGGATCGTTCTGCTTCGGACGGTCGTACCGCTCGATGTCGTGAGTGCGTCCGTCAGGCGACCACACAGTCGCGTATGTTCACACCTGCGACTCTCGCACTCGATCCAATCAATCGGTATCTGATGGGGCGCTGAATGCGCCTCACTCTCTTACACCACTAAACCAGCTTTCAACTGGAACAATTCATACCAGTGTACCGGCATGTCGCCATAGCTTCGTTCCCAACTGATCCACTGATCCGCTGTGCTGTACACCATTGCACCACACTGATATGCGTCCAGACCGAGACCACAGCGTACGGTTTTCATCCATGAACCAGACGGACCGTATTTCTTCCTGAAGCCTCTGTGAGACTGTTTCAGACACATTAACTCGAATATCTGATACGGCATTGCCAGCTTACCACGCTCGACATCACGATATGTCTCTGTACCGAGGTGGAGCAGTCGGGACATTTTCTGTATTCCAATATCACGTTGTATACGAACGGCTTTAACTTGCTCCGCTGTGGGCGTGAGCGATTCCTGATATTCCATTGTGTAAAACGTACTGTGATACGACTCTAAAGTCCTACCTGACTGTAACCATTTCATCCTCATGGTGTACATGTCCTTAGTGTTTACTTTTCCTAAATCTGGGTCATCAGGGAACTCATAATAACCGCTTTTTACTATGATTGTTGTCATAAAGTGTTTACTCCATATAGTCACAGTTTATGTTTCTGACCGCGGTCAGGTATGTTTACTTATGTTATAATGACGGAGATGGCATTTCAACATAATTTTTTAGCGGCCCGAAGCCCGAACATTCCCGTATGCGGGCACAGGTGCGGGCCTCTTACTGCCACAAGGGTTTGAGGGCAAAAGTAAACAGAAAAAGCCCGAACGCTTCCTATTCTGTTCCAGAATGCCCTATAACCGTTTACTTTACCCTCTCTCTCTCTCTTTTATATATATATTATTAGGGATATTAGGGAAGGTATAAGTAAAAGCCACGTGGTTACTGGCGGCCCGTACGATTCCATTTTCAGGGCTAGGTACGGGTAAGTACGGGCCAAATCGGATTACCAACTGTGAAATCAATCACTTAGGTACGGGCTTCGGCGGTCAGGTACGGTGGAGGTGTTTCAAAGTGTTTACTGTGTCCAGCGTGTTCCAAAGTGTTTACTTTTGTTTCGGATTTTTCGTGCGGAAAATTTTGGTCAAAACGCGGGCTTTCTGAGGTCGATTTCCAGCGCCGACCCCCTGGGGGTGGTAGGTATGCCTTCCCTTTCTTCAAAAACGCCGTGAGCGGCTTCTCAGGAGGTCTCAGGATACAATTTGAAGCATATTGTCGTGTATCGACAAACGACCAAGATTATGAACCACAATTGAACACTATTAAAAAAGTTTACCTTCAGGCAATTGCACAATGTGAAAAGGTGAGCGGCAAGAAACAATACAGGGACCGGCCAGTCTTGGATAACCTGGTAAAGATCGCACAACCTGGCGACAAAATCGTAGTGTGGAAACTTGACCGGCTTGCCAGGTCATTAAACGACCTTTTACAATTAGTCGATCTATTCACAATGAAGCAAATCGCATTGGAAGTCCTCGACCAACGAATCGATACAAGCACAGCAAGCGGTTTAGCATTTCTTCAAATGTTGGGCGTTTTTGCCGAATTTGAAACAAACCTAAGAAGCGAAAGACAACGCCAAGGCATTGAAAAAGCGAAAAAAGCGGGTAAGTATAAAGGACGGAAAATTGACACTAATCACGATAAGATTCGTCAATTATATGACAGTGGGTTGTCTAACAATCAGATTGCTCAACAAATGAACATAAGTATCAGCACTGTATACCGAGTGCTGACTCAACGTGATAAAGTATTAAATAATGATACCGAGGCGGCATAAGATGATAGGCAAAGGCAGAGCGACACCAGTTTTAAGAAGCGAACAAAAAAACATATTGAGGCAGTCAGTTGAGGCTAACAACTCACTGGAACACATCTTCCATGTGATTAGTCGATTAGAAAATGAACTATTAGAGCCGCAAGAATTCGTACAAGCAAAAGCCGCACTGGACGCACGATTAAAGCTATTGAATAAATACTTACCGGATATGAAGAGTATCGACCCAAGCGGCCAAGTGGTACTACCCGCGCCGGTGGTGGTAGACGCGGAGCAGTACGAAAGTATGAGAAGAAGAATGCTAGACGTGGATGACTGTTAAGAACAGTGTAATTTGTACGCTTGTTTAATTAATTCAAGCGTACTTTCGTGACCAAGCACTCCAAAAATTTCGACATTTATATCTGCGCATAATCCCCAGTCGTAACCACAGTCATTAAAATCAATAGTATCATCGTTGTTAGCACAACATTGAACATCATATTCAATACCATCTATTTCAACAATAAAGTTAAAAAAACCCTCGCGTATACCATATTCTCCCACGCCTTCAAATTTAATTTTCATAATGTTACACCTCAGTGTTGAATTTAACTTGCTCTCGTTTCGTTATTTGATGATTGCATCATGCGCTTAAAGTAAACGCTTGTATAGTCATTTTCGGACAATATGCGCGAATAACTCTTCAGTTAAACCACCGGCAAGACATTGGTCACGCAATGAATCGACGTGTTTGCTGCGCTTGCGATCTCGCAAGTAACCAAGCGGATTTCTACACGATAACGTGACTTCAGCTATCAACCTATTGTGCAAATAAACACGTACCGCCGATGGATAACCAGCACGCCCACTGGTGTTACTAACTCGTACACCAGCGACAGCTAACTCATGTTCGACACGCCCTTGATTGATGCGTGCCAGTGCCTCGGCCTCGGTGACATTGTGATCAGCTGCAATAGCCGTTACAGTCAGATAATTATTCACATAGTCCAGATAAAAGTCGCGATTATTCATATGTTACCCTCTACCCTCTTTCTAATCAATTCGAGTGTTTCGCGTTCGCGCTTTTCAACCTGACAAGCAGCGTGTGCGGTGAACAACTTAGTATAATCCGAAGGTTTACCGCCGTATTTTTTCGCGCGTTCTTTAGCGCTTGGTGTTAAAATAATTTTTTTACCGCAGATAGTACAATTCATGCGTTACCCCCTACCCACTTATAAAAGTGCGTTTCAGTCATTGGTTCATTTGATGGGTTCAATACTAACAATTCGCTTGCTTTCATATCTACAATAACCCTCTTTCAGCAAAGCTCATGCTATCCAGTTTTGAAACGATGAGATGATCAAGTAGCGCTATATCGAGAAGCCTGCAAGCGTCCTCAACGCGTTTAGTCAATTGTATATCCGCTTCACTCGGTTCAATTGATCCGCCAGGGTGGTTGTGACTGATAATAATCGCTTTAGCATTATTCAATAATGCGACTTTCACTATTTCACGCGGGTAAACGCTTGCACCATCAATGGTCCCAGTGAACATACGTTCCGCTTTGATTAGTTTGTGTTGAGTATCTAAAAAAGCAACCTCAAACACTTCCACCTCTTCAAAACCTATGCGTAGTCGAAAATAGTCTTTCGCGTCACAACATCGAGTGAATGACGCTTCACTTTTAATATACGTGTTTTCAATTTCTTTAATCGCCGCTTTAATTAATTCTCTGTTCATCTCACATCACCCCATTAACAATAAATTCTGCTGAAACAATCAGCACCAATACAAACAACATTTTTACATTGTCGCTCATGCGCCTAACCTCTCACTTATACTGTGGTCGATTGTATAACCAGCCCGAACACACAAATCAAAAATTGCAATTTCCATAATTAATGTCCCCGTTTCGTTATTTGATGATTCCATTATGCGCTCAAAGTAAACGGTTTACAAGTCATTTTCGGACAATTTTGCGTAGGTAGCAAATTGCTTTTTGATGTCTGACAGATTAGAGAAATACTCGATCTTGGCTATTTTACCGCATGACAAACGGTAACCAACTTTATAGTCGCCAATAGCCAGGCGCTTGACTATAACAGTCTTAACGCCGATAGCATTGTCGTACTTGTCGGAAGTGGCGCACATATACGGAACTAATACTGATTCTTCTTTTAGTAGCTTTGCTGTTAGCTTGCTGGCATTCAATGTTCTCATGATGTTTCCCTCGTTTCGTTATTCGATGAGTCAATTATGCGCTTAAAGTAAACGCTTATCAACACTAATTTCGGTCATTTTCGGACAAATTACACTCATAAGCAGATAGTAACGATAACTGTATATAGATAGTGTGAATTACCAGGACGATCGGTACCAGCCAGATTGCCAGATTGCCAGATTGCCAGATTGCCAGATTGCCAGATTGCCAGATTGCCAGCGGGTCGTTAAAAATCAACAACTTAGCTTGATCTGGATCAACTCGAACCAAAAAACCGGACTTCAATCCTCGGGTGCACGAAACCAGAAAACCCCTCCCGTACCGTGTCAGAGTGGAAAACCAAAATACCCCACCTACATTGTGTCAGAGTGGAAAACCCGCCAGGTGTATGTTAGAGTGTGACCATCGAGGATAGGTTTAGCGACTGAACAACATCAACGGTAGATGTCTTCCTCGATCATTTCAATACCGATAATCTTTATCGGAGATTAGTTATGATCACACAGCAAGAATTGAAATCCCTTTTACATTACGACCCCGTGACTGGCGTGTTCACATGGTTGCCTCGTCAATCGAAAAGTTTTAACACTCAGAAAGCAGGTAAAGAAGCTGGAACGATTAAGGTTCAGGGGAGACATGAGTGCCGTAGAATCAACGTGGGCGGTAAACTCTACTACGCCCATCGACTGGCATGGTTATACGTTCACGGTAAATTTCCTGACGATGAAATTGATCATATTAATGGTAACGCTCTTGATAACAGAATGATTAACATGCGCGATGTGAGTAAAGTGGAAAATTGCAGGAATATGCCACACCGAAGTGCGAGTAATTCTAAATTACTAGGAGTTACTTGGAACAATCAATACTCCATGTGGAAGGTTCAGATAGCCGACCGACATCCCACCCGTAAAGGCAGAAAGTTTATTGGTCATTTTCGAGACTTTTTCGAAGCATGTTGCGCCCGTAAACGTGCTGAATTATTCTATAACTATCACCCTAACCACGGTAGACCGTAGCAATGGACGAACAATCATTAGTGATTCGTGCGCGTAAGCATGAGTGTGAACACGATGGAATATATTTCAATCGGTTCTTCTTCAAACAGATATTCGGTAACAAGATGATCATCAACGATCATCACGAAGCGTTGCAATCAGCGTTAGACCGCACGATGTTACCGCCGTCCGATCCAGATTTTATCCCACGGTTGATTGTGACCATACCGCCAGGCTACGGTAAAACGCTCCAAGCGGTGATACATTACATGGCCCGTGGCATGGCAATGGATGCGCGAAATCGATTCCTGCACCTCTCATATTCATCCACACTTGCCATCCAGAACAGTGCGAGCGTCAGGGAACTCATTAAGTCAAAAGCATTTCAAGAGATGTGGCCTGTCACTACCAAAGAAGATACGGACAGTAAGTCCCTATGGTGGACGGAAGAAATGGGTGGTGTCTATGCAACGTCCAGTGCGGGCCAGGTAACAGGTTTCCGTGCTGGTCACATGAATAGCGAACGGTTCACGGGGGCATTGATTATCGATGACCCGTTGAAACCTGACGATGCTTACTATGAAACGAAGCGAGAAGCAATTAACAACCGATTCAACGAAACCATAGCCTCGCGTCTAGCCGTGGAGACCGTACCCATCATTGTGATTATGCAGCGTATACACTGGCACGATCTCGTAGGATATTTGCTGCATGGTGGATCAGGTGAACAGTGGCACCATCTCGACATGCCTGTAGTCGTGGATAATCAAAGTACGTACCCTGAAGAATACACCCACGGTATACCACTGGCACACGGTTTACCGAATGGATGGCTTTGGTCCATGAAGCATGACGACCGTAACGCTGTGGCCCTCAGATCACACCGCAGGAAGTTTGCCGCACAGTACATGCAGCGACCGATGCGCAGAAACGAAGAGACGGCCCTGTGGCGTGAAGAAGTGCTTAATATGGCACGTTTGGACGTGTTCGACTCAGTGCAGCGTACGGTGGTGTCTGTGGACCCCGCAGTATCGAATAATGATACCAGTGATATGCACGGTATTATGGTGTGCTCCCGTCACGGTGATAATATGTATACGGTGGACGCTGACTATACCCGACATGGTTCCCCGCAGGATTGGGCGAACACGGCTATTCAGGTGTATGAAAATCACACGGCCGACGCCATCGTGATCGAAACGAATCAGGGCGGCGACATGTGTGAACAGACGTTACGGAACGCTGGTTTCACAGGTAGGATCATCAGGGTCCACGCTGCTAAAGGTAAGATTGCACGTGCTGAACCGATTGCTGCATTATATGAACAAGGATTTGTTAAGCATCACCCAGGGTTGGACGACTTGGAAACTGAGATGCTTGACCTCGATCCGATCAGTGGTAAGTCAGGTGGTAAGTCCCCCAACCGTGTCGATGCGTTGGTGTGGGGGATGACTCAGTTGTCACAGGGTATGGAGATGAATGAATTGTTACGATTGGTGGTGGGTTAGCGGTACGGTGGGAGTGCTAGACCCCCAACCCTGTTTAAAATCTTGTGGGCCGATACGCATGTAGACGCGCTCAATCCATTCTTTTAATTGCTTACCTGTGAGACCGTTTAACTCGATTATATCAGCAGGTGATAACTCTAGTTTTTCGAGTCTCGTACCGGATAAAGCTGAGTAATGTTTTACTTCACGTACTTCGCCGGTTGTACTAAATAATTTCATATTAACCTCGCTTTCGGCAATGACGCGTCGATCTGAATGTCATGCACAACGTAGTCACGCTGGTCGCCGATACGGTCTAACTGGCACAGTCCAACATTCACACTGTGGATATTTAACCCCGTGGATTGATGCAATTCGCTGAGTTTACCTTGAATCTGATCGACCACTGCGAGAAATATCTCTCGTTCACACGCCCTGATTGCATCGCTTAACTCTTGTGCTTTACTCATATTAACCTCGCTTTACCGTTGTTTAATTTCTGTACGGTGGACTCCAATTTATTCCGACGACTCTCAGGAAAATATGTAGCATTCATGACACGTAGATTCTGCGTTGAATCCACGTAATATTCCTCATCGTCATACACTATGAATAAATTATGTTCACCCCATTGGAATTCGTAATCACTGGTTAACTCGATCTCTTCGACGTAAGGTCGCCAGTTATATTGACTCATTTCTGACGAATTGACCCCACGTGATGCGCAACCGTTGTCGTTGTCGATAACCATGATTATTAACCCGTGATCATTCATGTGAATGGTTTTACCGTCTCTCCACTCAGGTAAATGATACGGTTTGTTTCGGTTCTTGCGCATTTCCGCTAATGCTTCTTCAAATTTCATAACACTTTGCTCCCGCTCTGAGCATTGCCGTGACCTGTTCTCATTATTGTAGGATTCATTTACTTCTGCTCCGTTTCGTTTAAGTGAGGTTAGATGTTATTCTATGCTGACGACGATGTCAACACTAAATTTCATAATAATTATCCACTACTGTTAATTTTGCCGGTCTGACTAAATCCATTAGACCATCTTCAAGTCTGATGAAAATCGCGTACGTACCCATCGACATTACAGTCGTCCGGTGAGATAACTTTAACCACTGACTTACCGTCTGGTACACCTACTATCATCTGATCACCTCCAAAGTTACCCGTAAACCACTCACAATTGCTTCATATACTCGCGGATATAATTCACAGTAAGCAGGGCGCGAACGACTGATACGACCTCCACGGTGGGTATCAATCACCCCCGTACCTACTAAAATGCAACCGCTGGTATCACCGTCCGTATTTCCAGTGTGGAAATACACCCATTCAAATCCAGGTATGTCACGTATCCACAACATTCCGTCATGATTAAGGTCGCGGTACGCTCGATCATAGCGTTTCGCCATTGGTGAACCACGTCTCAGCGTGATCTCATATTCACCCGCTGGAATACGTGTCTCGCCTGTTACTTTACCGCCAGCCTGCGCCTGATCTTCAAGGGTGAAGCATTGGAACACGTCATCAATGTATAACGCTCCCATGCTGGCGTCAGGCCCATTATTGATCGTTGCTAGTGTTAGTTTCACGGTCGATACCCTCCCGTTGTGAATGGAGTTGTAAAGCACGTTTGGCACTCGAATTAATATCGAGCAAGTCTTCAAGGTCGTCCTTGTGACCGCGCTGGCCACATGCTAATGCTTTTTTAACGAGGTGCTGCAATGCTGGGCAAGTGACGTTGAACGCATTCAACACGTCATAAACGTCAACCTGCACCCCTGGTTTAATTGTTCTATGGTACTTACTCATATTACGCATACCTTTTAGGTTTGATAGGTTCCCAATCATTGAATGACACCTCAATCAGCGCCAGCATCTGAAAAAGTTTATTACCGTCTTGGTCAACAATACTATCGGGGTTAGACCTGTCCCAGTATTTACCGGCATCCCATGCTTTTCGTCTTAATTTATTGTACTTTTTTGGTACTTCTGAATAAATCATATCGTTCTCTTCTGTCCTGGTTCTAATGGGTTAGGTATTTTTAACTTACAATCGTTACAGATTTTGAGATTCTGCGAATTGAGCCTGACGAGCGGCCCGTTACACTTAGGGCAAGTTGAATTTCCATTTTGCATTTCCGACATACGTTTGCTCCCACTATTTTAATTCCGTTGCCGCACCGTTCGCACGGTTCCATGTGACGATTACGCTCGTCGCATTTCATACCATGTCACCTCGCTAACTTCGTCACACATGTTCACTATGACCTGCTCAATACCTTTTTCATCGGTGGTGATGAATGTATCGTCTGATTCAGGATGGTGCCAAAACAACAACACCGGCACATCTCGCTCACCTCTCGTATAAGCCGCATAAGCGTTATGCAACTCCATGTGATCAGGCGTGAGATTAGCAATCGTTCTGATTCGATCCGCTTCAGTAGAACCTGCACGGTACACACTTGGATCGTCTGACATGTGGTAGAACCAATCATGTTGAATCATTAGTCGATGGAATTCACTGAGTTTCATAATACGACTCTCCCGCTGTTGAGGTCTTTACAGAGTTGTTCTGCTACACGCTTGGGCATGAGAATTGTGTCTGGTAACTGGTGTCCTAGAGGTACAGTAGTCCACACCCATATTCCATTGTGAAAAATCTTCGCGTTACATTCCTCAGCAGGGTCGCTATGCTCATCCACATAAGCCAACAGTCGGTTAAACGTGCGCATTTTGTCGCGGGCGGCTTCGGCTTGTTCTTTGCTTGATCGCTCACTACCAAACTGGCTCCATGCTGGACTTCGAGTGCTTGGGAAAATAGTGCCGTCACCGCCTATACACCAATAACCACCTTTTGGTTCCCACTCTTGTTCTTCGTAGATTTCCCAGTCATTATCTAGGATGTTATCAAGCATTCCCCCAAAATCGATCCCGTCTTCATCAATGAAGGTGTTTCTTTCTATGCACACGTAACAACCTTTTCGCCATCTCGGAAGTCTAACCTTCTTACCTTCCCGCATAGCGGTCAACGCTTCTTCAAATTTCATGACTCAATTATCTCCACTATCTGTTTAATTCTTGTGTGAGCACGTTGCTTACTTACACCCAAATCTTTCAGTCTCACACCTTCAACCAGATAACGTAAAACTACCATCTGGTTTTCATGCGTGATCCGTGTTTTACACATGGCACTCATAACCGTTTCATAGTCATACTTGCCACAGTGATAAATTAGTTTCATCCGTTTACTCCTCTGTCCAGTTAGTAAACAGTTTATTCTATGTTGCCGTACTTGTCAACAGTGGATTTTCGCCTTGTGCAGCTTCATATCCACGAATGATGTTATCCATTCCTGTGAGCATTGCCGCTGGATGGTCACGCTTGACGTATAACCGTGGTTTGCCTTGTTCACTCATTATTATGCGTGACACACGACCTTCACTGAGTCCAGGATGGTAATCGTAACCAAGAGAGCGCATCACCTCTCTACGCTTGTTTAACGCTGGCTGCATCCCTCTCGGTAACGACTCGATTAATTCATTGAGCGCCATGCTTGATACCCAACCACCACGGAAACCCTTGCGGCCTTCGCCGATTGCTTCCAGAACTTGCTGTTCAACGCCACCGAGAGAATACTCGATTGCTTCGTCCGTGCTACTGGTTTTCGGCGCACGATGACAATGCGTGGCAGGATTAAATTCATCTTTAATCGGGTAAGTTGCCAGAAATTCGTGAACATGCGCGGCACCGTTCTGAGAGCGCAACCAGTGGTAAATATTCGGGAAAAAATCGCCAGTCATACCATCCCTTGCGAGGTCTTCCTCGGCTTGCTGCGCGGTGAATACCATAGCGAATCGTCGATCATTAGCTGTCTTCCTGATTGCATCCTTGTGATTACTATTGAGCAGGAAATTAGCACGATTATCGGTCATGATCTGGTCACGGCCCTTGGCTTGGACCTCCAACATGTCGTTACTGATCATCGGTTTCAACACTTCGATCACTTCCTGTTTGTGACCAGGCACATACACGTCTTCCACGTAGACCAGTAATTTACCGTATATCCACGCATTGAAGGCGTTAGCGAGATCGTTAGAACTGGCAGAATGTACGAATTTTTTACCCAGTACCATCGTCATTAGATGACTGAAAAACGTCTTACCGTTACCTTCGACTCCTTGCAGCAATGGTGCCCAAGGGAATTTAACACCCTTGTATTGAACCATTGCTGCCAGAAACGATATGTATATTTCACGGTCTATCTCATTCGGCATTAATTTATGTAACAGCGTGAGGAATATTTGAACGTCACCTTTGGCGCGAGGCGTGACCACGGGAATGTAGGTGTTGACCAATCGTCTACCGTCGTTCTCTTGAATCAGTCCGCCAGGTGTTAAATCTGGTCTAAAACATGTGCTATGTGCTATCGGTCTACGGATTAACTGCGATTCTGTGAACGCTTCGAACGGTTTCTTGGTCGTCTTATTCTGGTAGTCAATGGCAAACGAGTAGCCACCATACGAAGCGTTAAACTGTTCTGGTTTAAGTAACGACCCTTCCGGCGTGAATATCCTGTGAATATCCTGTACATAATAGCACCCGTTGAAATGTTCTAACTGTTGCGGTACACCAAGGAATTGAAAATCGCTGACCACTTGCGGTTCGTTTGTTTCGTTTAGCTTAACAGGTTCAACACCCTGACCGTATACCCGATCACACAATGAAACGGACTTTAATATCGTACGGTGGAGGTAGTCTTCACGATCCCATTTGTCACGTTTTAGGCTGGAACGCAGCATTATTCGTTTGATCCGGTCGCAGTTCTTACCTGTCCACCACGCTAAGTGTGATGCCATTGCAGCATCGGCGCTTGATGCATCATTATTGCACCCTGATATATCACCTTTCCACAGGTCTGCAAACGTCGCTTTAGTCCCGAACGCTGCGGCTGCGGATTTCGTTTCACAGGCTTTAGCAAGTAACTGATCGTCGTCAGTGATCCCGTTCCATTCTGGTACTGGTGCGGTTGTCCACTGAGACATGTCCATTGCGCCACCCTGTACGGTGGACGGGAAATACGTCCCCACCACTTGTGACAGGTCGCTCACAGTGCTCGCATCACCAATACTGTTCACGCCAGATAACATGATGAAGCGGTCACTGGTGTACATTTCAAGGTTTAGAGCGGTATTTTTACAAGCGTGTTCAGGAGGCTCCCCTGTGTACATACCAAACACATGTAATCCGGTCAGTGATTGAGACACTTCCACCGCTGCACCAGGTAACATGTTAAGGACATTATTTGCTACGTCCGACCACCCCGTCTCGACACGACAATTATCAATGTCAACACAATAAAAAGGATCATTATTTGTAAGAACAAATCCAATTCGATACTCATCTGACAAGTTTGACAAAAGTTCGACAACTTCATTAAATTCCATCCAATTATTATTATCGTATGCACTACCTGGCGCTAAAGTCGCAGGGTTTAATGGCACTTTATCCGCTTTACCGCTGTCACGTGTGATTATTTTACAGACGATAAATTGCTTGTACGCTGACAGTGGTGCCAGCGCGTCCGGTAGGTGCTGCATGGGTTTACCCCGCTAAGAATTCGAGTGCTTTTTGCTTCACTTCTTGATCGGCTTTCTTCGCTTGCTTGTCATTGCTCGCCAGCCCTTGAGCAACGATTTCGTGAATTCCTTTCTTGACAGCGGTTCGCATGATGTCACGTTTAAGTTGTGTCATTGTGGAGAAATAGCGACTCACCAATCCTTCGCTGGTGCCAGCTAATTTTGCGATTTGAGCGCGAGTGATGTTCTGATAGCCTACATCTTTCGACACTTCAATGGCAACATTTAAAATCTGTGTGCGCCGTAAATCTGGATTAGCGCGGTTCGTTTTAGCAGGATGGTCAAACCCTTCGTCACCGACATCACCGACAATGCTGTTCACAAATCTGGTGAACGTGCAGCCCATAATGTTCGGGAACGACCCCACAGGAATGCCCACTTCGGCGCACAGTGTTTCCCTTGTAAGGTTGATTAAACCGTGTTCTTTCGCTAACTCGATTGCTCGCGACCTAATTACATCTTTCATATATCCGGTTCCGTTTGTGTGTTATACATCGAGTAACATTAACGCATAATAACGATTCAGTCAATATGGTTAATGAACTTAGCGTCACCCCCAAGTGACACAATTAATTCAATGAAGCGTGCTTGTGCTTCCTCTCTCGCTGTACCAGTGTAGCGCCAGTTACCGGCTTTAACTTCCCTGGCAACGAATTGACCGATGACCGTACCGACGTGATGAGGCTCTATAGTCACGGGTTTAATTCCAATGAGGTCAGACGATTTAATCATCTGGTTCATGCGTTTCGAGTCGTTACACAGTCCGTATCTGACGGGAATACCTCGCTCATCTATTAGCGCACCGACATTATTTCGCCACAGTCGCCAGCCTTTACGGGTGGCATCGAGTCTTACCGCCGTTTGTATCGCTGCTTCGCTGGAACCAACGGTAGGGGGTGGATCAGTGTTAACCTGTCCCATCATTGCTCTGAGTTCCGTGATCGCTTCGGGTGGTACGTTCCACTTGTTTGCCCATTGATATAGTGTCATAAATCGCTCCACACTTTTTCGGCTAGTGCCATTGCTTGTTTTGTCGGTAGTGTTTGTGCGGTGAGCACGTCTGTACCGTATTTAAAATAGAATCGCTTGTATACTTCGCTATCATCCATCCCCTGTGATCGGCGTGATCCACACCAGTGAGCTAACGCCTCACGTAGCGCATGGTTCACCTGCAATCGTTCCGTCTGACGCTTCATTGCCGCTCTGATGCCGATTTCAGGCGCATGTTTCGCCTGTAACTCTGCGGCAACCTGTGCAGGCGTACGGTTGGCAATTTCGATTTCACCGCGCATCTGAGCAAGTGTGGCTGCATCCAATTCAATGAGATCACCGTCAACCTGTTCGGGTGATGATCGTCCGGCCGGTTCGTTCTCATGACCGCACTCAGGACATTGACGATATATACGCTCAAATACTGCGGTACACATGACGCAGGTTTTCACAGGGATAACATCGTCTGGTTGACTGCTACCACGTTTATCGCGTCGATCAAGCGTCCATTCCCTCGGTGAATCTGGTAGACCGTGACGCATTACGTTACCAACGTGATCAATAATAATAGCGTGAGTTTTACCGTCTAACAGTCTTAAACCACGACCGAATTGCTGTACATAGAGACCGTATGATTGCGTGGGTCGTGCCATTGAAACTACTTCTATGGCTGGTAAATCGAAACCTTCCCCGAATAAATCCACGTTGACTAACTGCATCAACTCACGGTTGCGGAACCGTCTGATGATCGCTGTTCGTTCACGGTCAGGTGTTTTTGCACTTACTACCTCGGCAGGTACACCCGCTTCGTTGAACTGTTTAGCGATTTCGGTAGCGGTTTCAACGTCGGTGGCGAATGTGACCCCAAGTTTACCACTTGCAATGCGCTTATAATGCCCAACCACATCACCAACGATGTGAGATTTACGAACCGCTGTGGTTAACTTGGTCTTACTATAATCACCTGTTGCCGCACTGATGGTCACATCATGTAGGTCTATATCGTTTGGTGGCGCGAAAATGCGATATTCTGTCAAAAAACCGTCGTTGATCAGGTCACGCATGGATGGCCCGATAATCATGTGATCAAATACGCCGTCGTGATGACGACCCAAGCCTTTACCGTCTGCCCGTAGCGGTGTTGCTGTCACGCCTAATCCTTTAGCGTTGGGGAACATTAATGTCGCTTGTCCCCACTTGTTATACGTGTTGGCATCATTTTTGCATATGTGATGGCACTCGTCTGTCACCCACAGGGTCACACTCTTACACCAGTCGCGTAATGAGTCACCCCGCCTGATAAGTGTGTCAACGCCAGCCACAGCGCAAGATGCTGACGGGTTGTAAAATGATTTACCGCATTCCTGGTAATGAATGTCACAGCAGAATTTAACCACGTTCTTCGGACCGATGATCCGGTGCGGGACTTCTTCATAGTTCAATGCTAAACTAATTTGACTCACTAATTCCTGCCGGTGGGCAATCGCTACACTGGCACCATTATGTTTATGGATAGTGTTAGCGAAGGTTCGAGTCTTACCACCGCCTGTCGGCAACACCACGCAAACGTTCTTATGTCCCTGTGACCACGCTGCATACGTATCGTCCTGTAACTTCTGTTGATAGCCTCTTAGCTGCATTTATTTTCCTCACCAACTGTTGACAATGGTGTTACTATACCATAATATCTGTTCTCGTCAACAACCAAAAACATGAGGTAAATAAATGGAACTCACACTGAAAGATTTAACACCTGAACAAGTTATCAAGATCGCTGAATTTATGCGAGGTGATACGGTTACACCATTGAATGAACCCACGCAAGATGAAGTTAAAGCGGTGACTGATTCAATACCGGACGCAACACCTGAGCTAGTTGAACCGACCGCTGCGGAAGTGTTCACGCAGGAAGTATTAACCGAACCTGAAGTACCAGCAACCGAGCCCGAGCCTGTTACACCAGCACCAGACGACAACGGTCTTGATGCGGCTGGTATTCCTTGGGACGAGCGTATTCACAGTAGTAGCAAGGCTAAAACCGTGAAAGGCGTTTGGAAGAAACGTAAAGGTTTACAGGCTCACATTTACGATGCTGTCATGGCCGAACTCACTGGTAAACCAGCACCAGCACCAGCACCAGCACCAGCACCAGCACCAGCACCAGCACCAGCACCAGCACCAGCACCAGCACCAGCACCAGCAGACAACGTGGTCACAATGGCTGCTCCTGCTCCGGCTGAACCCGTGGCTGAACCTGCTCCGGCTGGACTAACGTTGCCTGAAATTATGATGCGTGTAACCAGCGGCCAAGTTGATCAGGCGACAGTCATGAACACGTTAGCTAAACACGGACTTAAATCTATCGCCATGCTCGGTGCGCGACCTGATTTAATTCCTGTGATCAGCAAGGAGTTATTCAATGAGTGAGCACTCAATCCTACCACCTTCGGGTGCAGCGGCTTGGGTTCACTGTCACGGGTGGGTCACAACGAATCAAATGTACCCTGAACCCGATACAGAGGCTTCGAGCGCCGGTGATCAAGCACACGAACAGGCCGCTACACTGATAGCTGATGCGGCACGGGGGGCGTACAAACCGTCGGATAACGAAGCGGTTAACATGTATGTTGAGTATGTACGCGACTTGATGCAATCAACCGGAGTATTCACACCTCACATTGAAGAACGTGTGAGAATGCCTTCGATCAGCGAACTCATGTGGGGCACGGCGGACTGTTGGTTGTTTGATAAATCAACGGGTCACTTGTACGTCATCGATTTCAAACATGGTCACGGTCTTGTTGAAGCGTTTGAGAATTGGCAGTTAATATCGTACGCCAACGGTATACTTGAAGAAATTGCTATCGATGATCAACACATTACTGTTCACATGGTGGTTGTTCAGCCTAATGGATTCCATCCGAAAGGCCCGATCCGTGAGTGGGTAACGCAGGCGAGTAACTTACGTGGTTATTTCAACCGATTGTCAGTTGCAGCAGAAGCAGCGTTAATGCCCGATCCTGATACAACCACCGGATCACACTGCAAGTATTGTCCAGCGCGCATCCACTGTGAAGCGGCGTTACGTGCAGGGAACGACTTGTATGAAGCTACAGGTAAGATAAACCCTGTGAACTTAACGCCTGTACAGATGGGTACACAGTTAAGTTTGCTCAAACGTGCGATTGCGCATCTCGAATCATTAGAGACAGCACTCGAATCGCAAGTTGAGAACACGATTCGAAGCGGTAACACTGTTCCTGGTTTCATCACTGAAACGTCTTATGGTCGTCAGAAGTGGACGAAATCGTTTGATGAAGTGGTTAAACTCGGTGAAATGTACGATGTGAAAGTGACAAAGGATACATTAATCACGCCTAAGCAGGCGCAGAAATTAGGTATTGACGAATCCGTTATTATGGCATATAGTGAAAAACCACGTAACGGCATTAAAGTTGTTCAAGATAAAACAAACAAAGCTAAAGAGGTATTTAGTAATGAGTGACATTTTAATCACAGGGCGTCTGGTAGGTGGTCATCCAATGAAGCGCAACGCTGTTATTGATGAAAAAACCAAACAACCTAAGATGCAGCACGACGGTATTACACCACGTGTGAATAGTTACATCGGCGTGGCAATTCCCAAGAACGGTGAAGCACACTGGAAAGATACTGAATGGGGTGCGCAAATATGGGCAATCGGTGCAGCAGATTGGCCGAATGGCGAATATAACGCGCCATCGTTCGCATGGAAAATTGTGGATGGCGATAGCGCCATACCAAACAAAGCAGGTAATAAACCATGTGACCGTGAGGGCTACCCTGGCCATTGGATCATCAATGCTCAAACGGAACTAGGCATCAAGTGTTTCCACGCTGGTAAGTATGATCCGCATCAACAAATCCAGAACGAAAACGAGATCAAACCAGGTGATTATTGCCGAGTGCTAATGAACGTGAAGGGTAATAACCCGTCACAGTCGCCAGGTGTTTATATTAATCCCGTAATGTTTGAGTTAAGCCGCGCGGGTGTTGAGATCGTCTTGTCTAATGGACCAAGTGCTGAAAGTGTATTTGGTGGTTCACAGGCGCAGTTGCCGCAGAATGCGGCTGTCGATCCTAACGCTGCTCCGGCACCAGCGGCACCAGCGGCACCAGCGGCACCAGCGGCACCAGCGGCACCAGCGGCACCAGCGGCACCAGCGGCACCAGCGGCACCAGCGGCACCAGCGTACGACATGGTTACGCCGCCGAAGACTTATAACGTCGGCGGACAAATGTTCACCTGGGATCAACTGAAAGGTGCGGGTTTGACTGACGAGCAAATAGCTGCACTAGGTTGATACCTCGAAGCAAGTACACACGGTGACGCCGCAACCGTGTGTGCAAGCGGTAAGTTTAAGTAATGTCGAAGAGGATAGAGTTTTTTGGAATTACCAAAAGTAGGAAGTTTGTGGACACA